TTGATTCAGGGTTGCGCAGTTTCTGAACCTTACGGGCTGCCGCTTTCAGGTCTGCCAAGCAATTGAAGCAGTACTTGTTAACCTTCGTGCGTATATCTTTCAGCAGGTTGTACTTGTTCAGGTCTGTTTCCTTCAGCGCCCCGAAAGCCTGCTGGGTATAGCTGAACGCATGAATGACGCCGATGTTCAGCCGCTCCAGAATCTTGGTGTCGCCGTTTAGCTGCGACACCGGCAGGTAATTACCATCAATTACTGCGTATTCGATTTCGGGATTACGTTCAGAGTAACGCTGACGGAAACCTTCGTACAACTCCGACTTAGTTTCGGATTCGATATCTTCGGGAAAGCCCTTGATGTTATCCAAAGCCCAAGCCCCGTCAGCCCGTACTGCATCGGACTTACCTGCCACCGAGTAACCGAAGTCACGATAGGACTTGTACTCGACGGTGGTTGCTGGGAGGGTGGACTCTACTGCTGCTGCTACTGCTGTTTTCTTAGCCATGATGACTAACCTTTCAAAAATACCAGAAACGATTCGGAGTGAATCATTCATCCGGTAGAATACTTATACCTGATACCTAGCTCATTAATCAAGGTTTCACCCATACCTGAACCGCTATTTAGCGCGCTTGCCCGCCCGCGCCCGACTGCGCGCGACGACAGATAACTGGTTTCAAAGGCCAAAAAGAAAGGGGGCCGAAGCCCCCTTGGTTAGTCGACGTATCGATTGTCGTACGAGTGGATTACTTCATTGCCCCTCGACAGTTCCACATACAGATAGTGTTGGGTCAGTTTGTGAAACAGTGATACTGCGTGTTCATACCTCCCGCAGTAGTAATCGCGCTTGATGCCGTCGGACTCTATGACAGTGACAAAGTGTTCCATGATGTTTCCCTTTCGTTAAGTGGGGGCCGAAGCCCCCGGTTGATTACACGCAGATGGTGCAATTTGGATCACCGTTAACGCAGCGGGCCGCGTTAATTTCCCGTTCTACTTGTGCGTGACAGTAGTTCATTGCCAACATCACAACATGGTACGGGTGGCTGCATTGGTCTGCTTGTTCTAGCAAATCCGAAAACGATTTGGGGGTGACAAACAGGTCAGACTTGCGAAGTGGATTGTTTTCGTACATGGTCTTACCTTTCGTAAAGAGGGGGCCGAAGCCCCCGGTTGATTAGAATCGTGCGCCGAGTAAGCGTCCGCGCTTACCGATCATCACTGTTGCATTGGCTGGATAGCATCGCGCCCAGCCTAGCGCGTCCTCATAGTCCCGAGCAAACCGCACCGACTCGATGCCTTCCCACTGTGCTACTACTACATAGCAGGTCAGGCGATACCACAGTGTGCGGATCGGGTGGGCTTTGAGATTCTCTTTGGTGTATCTGAATAGCATCTTCTTCATGACTTACCTTTCGGATCAGGTTGTACGATACCGATTAGCATCGTATGATTAAGTTATACCTGATACCCACCCCATATGTAAAGTTTTCGCCGGTACCCCCCGGCACCCCCACCCCCCTAAACGCGCAGTTGGTACCATCCGCCCCCCATACACCAAGACTTACACAAACAACTCCGCCAAATCCGAAAATCCGCAACTGACTGAAACCCCTATTTCAATCCACCATACATACCCAAAGTGGGATTCGAACTCATAAGTTACCCCTCCCCTATTACTTTTCTACTCCACCCCCATCACTAATTTTTATATTATAGGCAGTGTCACTTTTTGTTTAGCCCACACAAAAAATATTTCGCAAAAAATTCCCCAAATACTGTTGCTACAATAGCAACCATTTACAAACCTATAATTCCTGCTATATTCGGCAAATAATCACATAGGCCACAAAAACCAAATGAATGTGATCGTCCCTAATGTGGAGGAAGATATTCCTCTGCCAGCCTCCGCTTTTGAAGCCATGCCCCCTCTTTCGCCTCACGAAGAGCTGGAGATGCGTGCCCGCACTATTAAGTTAGTCGCTGATCTAAATAACACTCCAATCGAGCCGACCCCAGAGCACATAGACACTGCACGGGAAGTCGCTAAGCAGATGATGCAGAACCCGGCGCACCGCCCGGAGTTCGCTAAGTACCCCAATGAAGTGATGGCCTACCTTGCAGGCATGGTCGCGCAGAGCAACTGCATGATCGTGGAGGAGTTGTCTGACCTGAAACTGTACGTTGTGAACAAGCTTGTGTCCGAGGTAGAGAATGCCAAGGACGCCAAGGCCAGAATCGCTGCTCTATCTAAGCTAGGCGAGATTGACGGGGTCGATGCGTTCAAGAAACGCAGCGAAATGACGGTCAAGATACAGAGTATTGAGGAAGTCGAGCGCGAGTTGATCGAAACTTTGAACATGCTGGAAGATCAGGTCATCGATGTTGAGGTAAGGGAGGCGTCAAGTGGGCTTGGAGACGCTTAAATTATCAGCAGCAGAGCTAAATAAGCTGCGTGCGGCACTGCCGACGATGCCTGAGAAGCAGAAAAGGCGCACTGCCGAACTATTAAAGAAGTACAAAGAGGAAGTAACCCGCGAGATCAGCAAGGAAAGCTTCCTAGATTTTGTAAAACACGTCTATCCGGGCTACAAAGTGGGGCCGCACCACTATAAATTAGCGAAAATCTTCGAAGATATTGCCGCTGGACACAAAAAACGGGTGATTGTGAACATCGCACCCCGTCACGGCAAGTCTGAACTCATTTCTTACCTCGCTCCCGCATGGTTTTTGGGTAAATATCCCCAAAAGAAGGTCATTATGGCCTCTCACACGGCTGATTTGGCTGTCCAGTTCGGTCGTAGGGTGCGAAATCTCGTTGGATCGGAGCCATACCATGACGTTTTTCCGCAGATTGAGCTACAAGCTGACTCGAAAAGTGCCTCCAGATGGGGAACGAACTTCGGAGGAGAGTATTTCGCCATTGGGGTGGGTGGTGCTCTTGCTGGGCGGGGTGCTGATCTATTTATTATTGACGACCCCCATTCTGAACAGGAAGCCAAACTGGGACGACCAGAGGTGTTTCTACCCGCGTGGGAGTGGTTCCAGTCAGGGCCAATCCAGCGTCTTATGCCGGGTGGGGCGATTATCGTAGTGATGACCAGATGGAGCAAACTTGATCTTACTGGACAAATTATCACGCAAATGGAGCGCAGCGAGGATGTGGATCGCTGGGAAGTGGTGGAGTTCCCGGCAATCGACGAGAACGACCAACCTCTCTGGCCCGAATTCTGGCCGATTGAAGAGCTGCTGGCGAAAAAGGCATCACTGGATATTCGATACTGGAATGCACAGTACATGCAGCAGCCGACCTCGGAAGAGGGAGCACTTATAAAGCGTGAGTGGTGGAATATGTGGGAGGCAGACGACCCCCCGCAGTGCGAGTTCACCATCATGTCGCTTGATGCGGCACAAGAAGCAAACAACCGGTCTGACTTCAACGCCTTAACAACGTGGGGCGTGTTCTACAACGAGGAAGTCAATAACTACAACATCATTCTCTTGAACTCAATCAAGAGGCGTATGGAGTACCCCGAGCTAAAAGCACTCGTGCTTGAAGAGTATCGGGAATGGGAACCTGACGCGCTGATCGTCGAGAAGAAGTCTTCCGGTTCCGTGCTGTACCAAGAGATGCGGCGTATGGGTGTGCCAATACAAGAGTTCACACCGGGCAAAGGACAAGACAAGATTTCTCGCGTAAACGCTGTCTCTTCACTGTTTCATGGCGGTATTGTGTGGGCACCACACAGACGTTGGGCAATGGAGGTCATAGAGGAGTGCAACGACTTCCCGTCTGGCATTAATGATGACTTGGTGGACTCGACCACGCTGGCTCTACTACGTTTCCGGCAAGGTGGGTTTATTAGACTAGAGACTGACGAACCTGAAGAAATTCAGTTGTTCAAGTCGAAGCGGCGTGCCGCTTACTATTAAGGATTGATCATGAGTATCGAGAAGGGATTGTACGCAGCCCCGTTGGGCTTGGATCAGGCAGAGATGGAGCCTGACTTGGAGATTGAGATTGAAGACCCGGAAGCTGTGCGCATTAAAACAGAAGGGTTAGAGATTGATATTGAGCCTCGTGAGATGGATGACGAGGACTTTGAAGCGAACTTAGCTGAGTTTATTCCAGACAACGAGCTGTCGCTTCTTGCCAGTGAGTTGATTGACGCATACGAGGAGGATGTATCCAGCCGTAAGGACTGGGTGCAGACGTACGTTGACGGTCTTGACCTTCTGGGGATGAAACTTGAAGAACGGACAGAACCTTGGGCAGGTGCTTGCGGAGTTACACACCCTCTTCTCACAGAGACACTCGTCAAGTTCCAGTCGGAAACGATCATGGAAACTTTCCCGGCTGCTGGGCCGGTTAAGACGAAAATTATCGGTAAAGAGACTACTGAAAAGAAAGAGGCTTCTGAGCGAGTCAAAGACGACATGAACTATCGTCTGACCGAAGAAATGCCTGAATACCGCCCTGAACATGAGCGTAGGTTGTGGGGCTTGGGTCTGTCTGGTAATGCGTTTAAGAAGGTGTACTACGACCCGTCCATCGGACGGCAGACATCGATTTATGTTCCTGCTGAAGACGTAGTTGTGCCATATGGCGCATCATATTTAAGAACTTGTGAGCGTGTAACACACGTGATGCGTAAAACTCCAAACGAGCTACGCAAACTACAAGTCTCAGGCTTTTATCTTGACGTTGACTTGGGCGACCCAGTTAATACCATTGAAGAAGTCGAGAAGAAGATTGCAGAAAAGCTGGGCTTTAGAGCGACAACTGACGACCGTTATAAGCTCCTTGAGATGCAGGTTGACTTGGACTTGCCGGGCTATGAGGACGTAGACGACGATGGTGAAGAGACAGGTATTGCTCTGCCATACATTGTAACTATAGAAAAGAGCACGCAGACTATCCTCTCAATCCGTCGCAACTGGAGACCCGAGGACAAGCTTCAACACAAGCGTATGCACTTCGTGCACTACGGCTACATCCCCGGCTTCGGCTTCTATTGCTTTGGCTTGATCCACTTGATCGGGGCATATGCGAAGTCAGGCACTTCTATATTGAGGCAGCTTGTTGATGCGGGTACGTTGTCGAACTTGCCGGGTGGTCTAAAAGCCCGTGGTATGCGGATTAAGGGTGACGACACACCGATTTCTCCGGGTGAGTTCCGTGATGTAGACGTACCAAGCGGCGCGGTTAAAGACAATATTATGCTGCTCCCTTACAAGGAGCCGTCGCAGGTTTTGGCTGGGTTGATGAACCAAATCATCGATGAAGGCCGTAGGTTTGCCAGCGCAGCTGATCTCAAGGTCAGCGACATGTCTGCCCAATCCCCCGTTGGGACGACGCTGGCTATTTTAGAAAGAACCCTGAAGATCATGTCAGCGGTTCAAGCGCGTATTCACTACGCGATGCACGAAGAGTTCCGCCTGTTAAAAGAGATCATTCGTGACTTCACGCCTGATGAGTATAACTACGACCCAGTAGATGGTTCGCGGCGTGCGAAGCAGAGCGACTACGACCAAGTAGACGTGATTCCTGTAAGTGACCCGAATGCGGCGACGATGTCGCAGAAGGTTGTGCAGTATCAGGCAGTGTTCCAGCTTGCACAAAGCGCACCCCAGTTGTACGACATGCCGATGTTGCACCGTCAGATGGTGGAAG